CCCCAAAAACGCAACTACTTGCGTTTTTCAATCCTTTTTTTGTAAAAGGCTAATGCGTTTTATAGTTATATTGATTTTGGAATCGCAATAAGGGCATTTATAGTACATGCTTTTATCTTGAGTATTCCCAATATGAATTGTTGGTGTTTGATTATTCCCTATATAGAATTGTGAACCACAATTTGTACAAGTATCTTTAATTAACATAACTAAATCCTTTTGAATCCATAAATATTATATTCTTTATTTGGCAGGGTAACATTGTCTATCGTAAAGAAATTTACTTTCAAATGTTCAATAGAGAGTGTCACATCTTTGACTTTGCAACTGCCATTTACAAATACTATTTCAGGCCCTATTATTACACCATTACCGGCAAGAATTTGACTGTCTCCGATCTGAAAAAATGTAGTATTTTTATCTATATTTAACATACCTTCATCGTTAATAAATAAGGCATCACCTTTTTTAAATGTGTATCCTACTGCAAATATCTTGCATTCAAGTCTGTTGTAAAGTTCTGCTTTTCTAAATTTAGAGTTTTCTGATATGTTACAATTATAAACTTTTTTGAGTTGTGAATTAATCATTATTGCTTTCATATCTTGCCTCCATATTTTGAGTTTTAGCACTCGGACACATTTACAGATTTACTTAATTTTGGAAACTACCGGAGCCTATCCCGGATATGGCATGTATTTAATATTGTGGTTTAAATTCAATATGTTCAGCTATTATTTTAATTTTTGATTTAGATGTACCTTCAGAAATCCATTTATCTTGGGCTATTCTGCCTACAATTCTTACTCCACGTCCTTTAGCAAGATATTTGTTACAATTATCTGCAAGTCCACTCCATGTTTCAATATCAATAAATGTAGTATCTTGTACTTGTTCTCCATTTTTCTTAAAATATCGATTTGACGCGACTGAGAAATGGCATACAGATGTACCGGATTTAGTAACATTCAATGATGGTTCTGCTGTTAAATTTCCTTCTAAAAGAACTGAATTTAATTGGTTCATAATGGTCTCCTCTATAGCAATATTTATTTCTTTTCTGATGTTTTTGTAAGTCTAAAACATCAAATGACATATCAAGATACTGATTCTCTTCAATATAAGGATCAGATTCATTTTCAAAATGGTATTTTCCATCATTTAACATATATTTTCCTTATTGGAGCAAAAAAATAGAACCTCCTCTTTCGAGGAGGTATTTGGCTAATTAACCTTGTATTTGTCCATTAGTTGAGGATCGATGTATTCGTTCCATTGCCAGATTGGAAAAGGTCTTTCAATTGCTTCGCTGTATCCATAATCGATTCCTAATGAAGGTGTGAAACTTGTATCTCTATCAGGTGGTATAAAATCGATAGGGTGTAAATCAGTTCCGATTTCATCAGTAATTTCAAAAGGCTTGAAATCGTACATTGAAATGATTTGCCAGAAGTTTACATCTTTTTCTGACATAATGTATTTGTTTTTATACGTTAAATGCCAGATACCAGAATGTGAAAGTTTATATCCATCAGCATAATAGTTTCTGATAGCTTTAAACTTGACTAACTGACCTACGGGTTTGTTCCGTAGGTCTTCGGCTATTTCGAAGCGGTTCACAGGTTATTTACCATTACAACATGGTACATTGTAAACCAGTGTGAAGGAAACCTGCATTTCCCAGTTTCGGGTGAGAAGGTTGATTTGTATTTTCCTGTTGAATCAAGAAGTTTAAGACAATACTTATCATCGTCTCCAATAAGAGTAATTGAATCAGCTTCATCGGGAGTTAGATTAGCAAGTTTTGAAGTACCTTTTGCAACATCAGCAAATACATCAAAATCAAGTTCAAAGTGTTTAGCGGTTAGTTTTACAAAACCGTAGAAATTACGATTGAAGACAGTCTTGATTTGTTCCGGCATACTTGCGTCTCTTGCAAGGAATTCGAGTTGTTCCATGGCTTCCTCATAAGTATTATAATCTTCCGGATTAAAGATAGTTGTGATTTTTGATACTTCGGCTTTCTGCAATTCTTCTCTGTTCATAATGTTCTCCTATAGCAATATGTAATAAGTCTCTCATACGAGAGACTTGTTTTTAAAGTGAATCATATAAATCTGAAATACACTGTCTACATTCGTCAGTGTCACCGATGATAAGATCGGTTTCTCTAAGTATTTCAGAAATAGAAAAGTAATTCTTATTGAATACAATCTCTAATCCCGATTCTACTTCTGTACAGATTACAGATTCTCTTTCTCTGTCATAATGTGTTGTCATTTTCATATAATGTCTCCTGTTTGTTCGTACTGCCTCTTTGTCGAGGTGTGAATAATCCCACAGCATGTGTTGAGCCTGAGTTGTCAAGGGGTCGAGGCAGTGAAGAGACTGGTATTTAAAGCATATATGTCGAGATGCAGAAGAAAGAAAATAAATAAATTGATTTTTTCCCTATTTGAACACTAATTTATTTATTTTGTTTCTGGCTAGCCCCTTGACAACGAAGGTGACCATGCCATAATTAAAAGACCGCGACGACTAGATTAATCCCTGGTAACGGGGAAAAGTAAGATGCCTGCTGTTTAGGTTTAAAATGACATAGTGCTATATAAGTTATTTTGGAGTGATTTATCAGTAAGTTTAGCAAGTATTTTAAGCTTAGAATTATTATAACCCGGACCATATTTCTTTATAGAACGTTTAATTGCTTTGATCTGTCGTGATTTATTGCATTTGTTTTTCATTGTAGTTCCTTATATTTTGCATGAGTAACCATATCTATTTTTGATTACATTTGTTGCATTATTATGACTCTCACTAAATGTCCAGAGAGTATGAAAATTATGCAATACAGTCTGAATTAAATGTAACGCTTCTGCGCGGTTACAATCCAATGTTTTAATATATTCACCATTATGATAGAAATTATACATAGAATCTCCTTACTTAGTTATTTTATAAGTTACTATACAGATGATTAGTACTATTGTTGACAAAATTATTCTTACTACATTTACAAAAATATTCATATTACCTCCTATATCGATATATTATAGAGTATCAAATATCTCCATTATCACCAAACAGGGCGCAAAAACGCAACTACTTGCGTTTTTGGGGTTACAATGTAGATATAGAAACACAAATACATACTATCATACTCAATATCACTCTATTCACACCACAAAGTTATGTAAAATTGATAAAAATGGTTGAAAAACACGATATTATACAGCGTATGGAAGAAATATATTGTAAGAAATCCAATCCGGGGTTATACTGGGCATATGGACAATACACATTATATAAGAAGAAGAAAGATAACTGTTGCAGAAATGTCAGATCGAATAGCTCACATTATCGAATTACTTGCAAGGTCTTTTAAACGTATGCAAATACATGAAGATCCTACTGTTAAAGGCTGGAAGATGGCTCAATCGAGTATTGATAATTATATCAAAAAAGCACGTGAGGAGATTTCTAGGTACAGTAGACAGGCTAAAACGGAACATTTGGCTAAGAATGTGTTAGGACTAAACTACTTATATAAGATAGCAATTGAGAGCAAAGATTATCGTTTAGCCCTTGATATAATCAAGGAACAGAACAGGTTAATGAAGCTTGATGATACATATGCGAGGACACAAAGTGATGAGAAAGCAACTACTTCACCTCAAGATGTGCGTGATATGTTAGATAAGATCACAATAGTCAACGAACCGGAGTCTTAGAACGAATAGGTGAGAGCTGACAGGCTGATATTGGGTGTTTAAAAAGAACTATAAACCCCGTAAAAATCAAGCCTAATGCTATTGTAATGGAGATGAGAGGAGTTAATCTTGAGTATATACAGAAAGTTCCAAATCTATATGAATAAAAGGCACCCTGCACCCTCCCCCTTGGAAAAAGCTCACAATGGTAAGACTTCTCCTAATCACGACTCTGAAAATTTTACAAACAAAATAACACTAATAGAATTGAGTAAAGAAATATCACCGGGTTGGGAAAAGATATTAAAATTAACAATGGAGAGAGAATGAATATAGTGGTGTTGATAGTAGGGATTATGATATGCCTCGGATTTAAAATTTTCTTTAAAATTTTATATAGGAGACTTGGGAAAAATTTTCCAGAATCAAAATCTATAGATTTGGTGGATAAGGATTACTTTATGGAAAGAATAAGAATTATAGGTGAAGAAAGGAATGAATTATTAGAAGAGATAGAATGGAAAAAGGTCTAAAAAAAATTTTCTATAGAATTTAAAAAACGCAAGTAGTTGCGTTTTTGGGAGAAAGGATGAATGAGAAATATTTAGTTGAAAATGAATTACATTTTAGAATAGGTCATAATATAGATAAGCATTATTTAAAAGCAATGGAGAATTCTGGTAATGATCCTGAGACGGTTATAGACAGAGATGCCAAAGTCTATTTTGAAGCTGCTGTTGGTGATCTATATAATAAAAAAGAAAATTATAAAACGCGGGCTGAAGATAAAGAGTTTATAATGGATCGGTACGATCTCTTCGTATTCTCAAAGGAAGACTTGGAGATGTTTATTTACAATGAAAATAGAGCTTATGTTAGAAGGCTTATAGACCAGGGGGATTTATGAAAAATATTTTTTTGCCAATAGGCAATTATTTTAAAGAACTGTTTCGGGCCCTGGGGTTCATAAATAAAATGGGAATAACCAGAGAGGAGGCGGAAGAGAAAGTAATGAAGGTGTATAATGCAATGCCGAGACAGACAAGAAGAAAAATGTATCGGAAACTTAAGAAACAAATAGAAAGGAGAAAAGGATGAAATCATTAGGCAACACAGATCAGAATGGCGCAAGGAAAAATGTAAAGGATATTGTAATTTTTGGAGAAGATTTATTTAAACTTCTGTCAAAAGCAAGTTCCGAAAAAGAAGGGTGGATGAAATCCACAAAGGCAATGGAAGTTCCTGGAGGTTGTGTTATTCAGGTAACTACGCAGCAATGGGACCAGGTTGCAGAAGCAGTTTGCTTTGTTCCTGGAGTAATGATTCGGGAGAATGGAACCAAAAGAGATTTAGTGGGTTTAGGTACGAAATATGTTTAAAGAATATAGAAGGACAGCCATTGCAGAGATGATGCCATGGCAAGAGGGATTTGATATGAAAAATATATCAGTTTCTGAAGAGGATAAAAGGCTGGATCACCTAAAGACGGTGATATGATTGCCAGAAATCCGAAAAATCACAATGATAAGTGGCTTGTCGCAAAACAGTATTTTGAAGATAATTTCGAGGAGAAAAAATGAGAGCAAGATTTTTAAAGAAATGTAAGTGTAAAGATGATGGGTATGTAAAATTACAAGAGGCAGAGACTACTGACAGAATACGATATTTCGAACTGACAGTAAATTGCCGGGAGTGTGGGAAACCATTTAAAGAGATTACTCCAAAGGGCCATTTCAGAGGTAAGGTCCTTTTTACAGACGCAAAACCTAAGGAAAAGAGGAGGAAAAAAAAGAAAACAAAAAAAAATCCGAAAGAAATCATATATGAAGATAAGGATTTAGTTATCAGTGTCGATCCTGCAGTTCCGGAAAAAGACCGAGTGGTTGCCCGAAGCAAGGAAAACTTTGTAAAGGGAATGGCCAGAAAACAGGGAAAGATAAAAGAGACAAAAGATCTAAGTGGAGTGACTTTTGACAAGGATCGAAACTAATAAATTTTATGATAAAATTCTGCAAGAAGCTTCGGCCCTGGATGTAAAGTATAACACAGGGAACGAAGCTTTAAGGCAAGCAATGAGAAAACTGGTACTAACGGATCGCTTTTACCTTGGTACCCGTGTTCTTGGCCGTGTAGATGCAGATAACGATTGGGTTTATAAACAATGCCGAATGGTTGAAGCTGAGCCTGATGGATGTTTGGATTTATGGGCTCGTGAACATTATAAAAGTACAATCATATCTTTCTGGGGATCTATACAGGAGATTTGTTTGGATCCGGAAATAACAATTGTAATATTCTCATTTAACAGACCTATAGCAAGAGCTTTTCTTAAAATGATAATGAAAGAGATTGAAGATAATGAAACATTGAAATGGTTATTTTCGGAAATCTTCTGGTCTAACCCGAAAAAGGATTCCAGGAAGTACGGATTTAGTTGGTCAGCACAGGAAGGAATTTGTGTTAAAAGAAAAACGAACCCGAATGAGCAGACTCTTGAGGCTTGGGGCCTTATTGATGCTCAGCCAACATCCAAACATTTCATGTTACGTATTTATAATGATGTTGTAACAGACAAGACTTGTCTAACGCAAACAATGAGAACAAAGGCTACCGATGGGTGGAAACTTTCTCAGAATTTAGGTCGTACAAGGTGGGATGATGATGCCCCTGGCCGTATGTGGCACGAAGGTACAATCTATCATATGTACGACACATATAATCATATAAGGAATTCTGGAGAAGTTAAAGTAAGATTATTCCCGGCTACAGAAGATGGGACATTACTCGGTAAGCCTGTATTTATGACAAATAAAATGCTTGCTGCAAAGTATAAAACAATGGGTCCTTATATCTTTGCTTCTCAAATGTTAATGGATCCACTACAGGAAAATAAACAGGGGTTCAAAGAAGAATGGATTCAATATTGGCCGGGAGTAATATTTAAAGGTCTTAATATTATGATTATATGTGATCCAGCTTCAAAGAAAGGAAAGAAAAATGATTATACTGTTTTCTTTGTTATTGGTCTTGGTCCTGACAGGAATTACTATGTTATTGATTTTATTAGGGATAAGTTATCACTTACGGAACGTGCCACTACGCTATTTCGATTGCACCAAAAATATGATCCGGTATTTACTGGGTATGAAGAAGTTGCAATACAATCAGACCGTGAACATTTTGAGTACGTTATGGAACAAAACAACTATCGGTTCCATATTACGCCAATGCACGAAGGGACAAATAAACAGGCAAGGATTCTTTCATTAGTTCCGATGTTTGAACAGGGTAGAATATTCTTCCCAGAACATTTGTATTACACAAATTACGAAGAAATGAATATTGATCTTATAAAAACCTTTAAAGAAGAAGAATATACGATATTCCCATTTGTTGAGCATGATGATATGCTCGATTGCCTTGCAAAAATAAATCATAAAGATATATTTATTCCATTTCCGGAAGGAAGTGAAATTAGTTTATTCACAGGGAAAAAAGAAGAATACGATAAGGACGAGGAGGAATATGATGTCTTCGCAATCTAGGGTATTACTACCTATTGGTGAAAAAATTAAAGAAATTAAGAATTTAGATGCAAGAAGAATATTAAGAAGTACTGAAGAATATTTGACACCATTATCATTGAGGGTTATTGTAGACTATATAATATTATTGGAGGGAGAAAATGGCAGATAGATTACTCGAATTGTTGGCGAAATGGATACCGGAAGTAGCAAACGGAATAGCTGATGGTACTTTAACAGCACTTACTGGTAAGAATTCTGATGAAGTGGCTGATAGTTTAAAAACTTTTATCGAAAGTGATAATTGGAAGCGACCTGAAAGGCAAGGGTCTTCTTCTGAGACAAAAAATATAACTTCCCCGGTAGCAGGAGAAGAAAAAAAACTAAGTGCACCTAATACCTTTGCATCTGATTCTGGTACATTAAGTCCGGGAGAACAGAAAGTTAGTAAAACTCCTGAAACGTTTGCGGGTCAAAAGACGAATATGTGGACGGGTAAAACAACCGATATGTCTGAAGCAGAGAATAAACTTGTTAATAGTTTTCTTGGGGCTGATGGAAAAATGTTATCGAAGGATCAGGTAATGGCCTTTCCGGATCCGGAAAAAGAAAAAATGCTTTTTGATTTAACTGGAAAAAAACCCGGAGCTAGTGGAGTGGATCTTGATCTTTCAAGATTGCTTTACAAGGCTACGAATTTATATGAAAAAAATGTTAGGAGGTAGTCATGTCCGAGTTAGACGCTCTAAATAAGAGATATGAAGCTCTTGAAGAAGAGAACAGGAAACAACATCAAATCTGGACTGATATTGCAAAACATTTTAACCCATCTTTATCTCTTATGTTTGATAAGGATAATACAGAAGAAGAAGAGTATGCAAAAGATATCTATATCCAAACCGGGATAGAATCAGCAAATACAATGGCAGATGGTATTGTAGGTAATATGATTTCAAAAAGCACTCCTTGGGTAGGAATGTATGCTCTTGATCCTGATGTTAATAAAAAGAAATCAATCCAGGAATTTTTTCAGAAAGTAAATTTTGGAATTCTTTCAGCGCTTTCAAGAAGTAATTTTTACAACATAATCCCATCTTACACGAAAATGGGTATAACAATAGCAACAGCGACAATGTTTGTTGAAGAGGACATCAATTCAACAAATGTCGTATTCAGTATGAAACATCCGAAAGAAATTTTCATAGATCATGATTGGTATGGGAATGTAGACACTATTTATCGAAGAATAAGGGTTGGAGCTGCTGCTGCAGCAAATTATTTTATAAAAGAAAAGGGTAGGTTGTCTAAAGAGTTACTTAAAAAAGCAGAAGAAAATCCTTATGAACTTGTGGATATAAGACATGCAATGTTTCCAGCAAAAGATGAATGGTTCAAATTTCCGGGAGTTAATGGATCTACTGCTTCTGTTTATTGGCAACCTAATGAAAAGGATGTTATAAGAGTTGGTGGATTTGATCATTTCCCGGGTGTATCTTGGAGATATAGGCTTGAAGGTCTTGAGAAATATGGTAGAGGTCCATCACATGATGCCCTTCCTTCTATGCGTGGAGGAAATGTTGTAAGAAAGACACTATTGCAAACAGGACAAATGGCAGGTGATCCACCTTTAAATATCCCGGAAGAATTTAAAAACAAAGTCCGGAACAAACCAAGGGGAGCTAACTATTATAGAGACCCTGGCCGTGTAACTTCCCAATGGAAGGTAAATACGCATTTTCCAATAACATTAGAAATGCAGGAAATGATTAAGAAAGAAATCCAGGCACCATTCTATATTGATTATTGGAAACTTCTCTCACAATTAACTCAAAGAATGACAGCGATGGAAGTATCAGAGAGAAGAGGGGAAAAAGCTACATTAATATCTACACCTATAGCAAAATATGAATCTGAGGCTTTGGATAATATGCTTTATAAAGTATACCTGATCGAAGAAAAAAATGGGAGAATGCCTGAAGTTCCAAATGAATTAACTGGTGATGTAGGATGGGAATATAATGGTCTCCTTGCACAAATGCAGAAAAGATCGTTATTGAATGATGGTATAAGGTCAACTTTAAATGATCTTGAAAGGATCATGCCTATGGCTCCAGCTGTCGGGAGAGTATTTAACTGGCCTAATGCAATGAGGGATATGGCACTTAATAATGGATTCCCTGCAGTTAATTTATTTAGTGAACAGGAAGTTGAACAGCAGATGGCTGCAGAGGCTGAGGCTGCAGCAAAGCAAAAAGGAGTTGATCAGATAGAACAGTTGGGAAAAGCTGCTCCAGGATTAAATCAACCGCTCAATCCAGATGGGATGATGGCAAAAGTATGAGAAGTTGGCACCTAAAAAGACAGTTATCAGAAGAAGATGAGCAATTCCTTCAATCTGATTTTATAGAAGTATTTTCAAAACCAATAGGTCAAAGAGTTTTAACAAAAATTCTTACTGATTTGCATTTTTTTAGTAGGTCTGAAACAGAAGAAGAGGTTGCTTTAAATAATTATGCGAAGCAACTTATGTCTTATTTTGGAGAATGGGATGTAGGCTCAGAAGAGCTTATAGTATCAAAATTAATAGGGAGATAAAAGAAATGATGCCACTTGAAACCGGACAGGGAGTACCAGGAGCAGGAGAAGGGACAGGCGCAGGAGCAGGAGCAGGAGCAGGAGCAGGAGAAACAGTTGAGTATCCAAAATGGATGGCTCAAAACGCAGGGGATAATAAAACAAATGAACGTCTTTCACAGTTTGGGACTATTGATGAAGTATCAAATGCCTATTTGAAAACAGCTGATGAACTTTCAGAATTCAAAAAAGGAAAGACTTTTATACCAGGAGAAAATGCTACTGATGAAGAAAAAAGAGCCTATTTAACATCATTAGGAGTACCAATTGATGCAAATAGTTATAAAAAAGTTGACAGCAAGCTACCTGATGGTATAGGCTATACAGAAGAAGAGGCTGCATCTTTTAGGGAAATGGCTTTTAAAAACAATTGGACGGATAAGCAGTTTGCCGAACAACGGGCATGGGAAGAGCAAGCAACTCTTTCCAGGATAGAAAAAAATGCTAATGCTGCAGCTGAAGCTAAAGCAGAGATGCAAAAGCATTTTCAGAAAGAATGGGGTAGCGATTATAATGCTAATATGAACCTCATGAGTAAAGGTGTTAAGGGGTTTGGTGGTGATGCCTTTTTAGAAAAATTGGGACTTGCCGGTAATTTACCGGAAGTAATAAACTTTCTCGTTGAGAAAGGTCGTTCCGAAGCGGACGACACATTGTTGGATGGCCAATTCCAAGAGAAGAAGGAAACGACTCCTCCTGGACAAATAAAATATCCATCAATGAAAGGTTTGTAAGACCGGACATATACATTTCAATAACCAGCAGGAAGTTGGATTGATATCAATGGAATTGCTCTAAAAAAAAATTAGGAGTAATTATGGCAACTATTGTATCGTTGAATCCAACTCTGTTGGATTTAATCAAACAGCTTCATGATGATGAATTCCTTCCAGTAATCGATACCCTTGTAGAAGAATTTGAGGCGCTCGAAGACATGGTATGGGTTCAGGCTAATGGCTTAACTACACATACTTATTTGCAGACACTTAATCAGCCACAAGGTACATGGACTGGAATTAATGATGACGTTCCTGACGAAAGAGCCCAGTTTAAAGAACTGGAAGAGGAAATTGCTATGCTTGAGGCTTATTCCTCAGTAGACGATAGACTCGTTAGGATCTCGAAAAACAAACAAAGGCTAAGATCTAATCAGGATGGTCAGTTTATAGCTGGTCTTGGGAAGAGTTTTGCTTCTGCTTTTGTCAATGAATTTACCGATGGTAAAAGTTTTGTTGGTTTAAGGGGGAGGCTCAATAGTCTTTCACAGGATATGGTTTATGACGGAGGCAGTACTGGTGATAGAACTTCATTGATGTTTATGCAGTGGGGTGAAACGAAATGCCATATGATTTATCCACCTGAATGGAAGCATGGTCTAAATAAAGAAGACCTTGGTAAAAAACTCATTACAAGTACTGCAGGTAAAAAACAGATGTGGGTTTCACATTATGAACTTGCTGCTGGTATGTGCATAAATAATGAAAAAAATTATGCTCGTATAGCCAATATTAACCCGGCGGAAGATATTGAAACAAGCGGAGTTGATGATCTTATTATTACAGCTTTAAACAAAATGCCGGGAAGAGGCAAGGGTGTTGTAATATATGCTGACACTTCTTTGCTTACACAGTTTGATATTGCTGTTAAAGATAAAGTAAATGTCAATCTAAGTGTTACTGAAGCATTCGGACGACCTATAACTTCATTCCTTAGTCACCCAATCAAACTCGTAGATAAAATTGGGGTAAATGAGAACGAAGTAACCTAAGGAGGATATACATGCTATTTGATAGAAAAGTAATGTTTTGTGATGATGAAGCAATCGTTGCAAACGGTGATGTTGGGGATGTTATTAACCTTAATGATCCTAATCTGGATCTCCATATAGGGGAACAGGCATTTATTGGTATAGTTGTCACTGAAGCTTTGGTTGCTACTGGTACTGGAGTAGTATTTACCATTAAAACTGAAGCTACAGAGGGCGGATCTTTTGATAACAACCTTATAGTATCAAGGGAATATTTGAAAGCTGAATTTATACCTGGAGCTGAGTTTAAATTACCTATCCCTGATGGCTGTGAGCAGTTTATTAAAATAACTTCAGTCGTCGATACACCTACAGCTGGTAAAATGACAGCTGGTTTTGTAGGCTAAATCACATGGGGGAGCAGGTCTACCTGTTCCCCCGTTTTTTTGAAAAACGCAAGTAGTTGCGTTTTTGGAGAAATCATGGCAAATGAATTAGAAATTAAAAACATGGCAATTCTACTTGTAGGGGAATTGCCTCTTTCAGACCCAGATGAACAGAATAAAGTATCTACAGCAGCAGACACCTTTTTTAAACAATGCCTTGAATCTGCATTATCAGAACACAATTGGACTTTTGCAAGAAAGAGGGCGACATTATCTGCAGATATAAATGAACCAGCCTTTGGGTATAGTACAAGATTTGCAATCCCTGCAGATTATAATCATATCGTTATAGAAGATACTGATGAAGAAATAGACTTCCGGGAAGAAAGCGGATACTTATATTATAATGGAGAGACAATGAATATTGTTTATATCTCTAATACAGTCGAACTTAGATTATTAAAACCGAAATTTGTTGATGCTTTGGCTGAACTTTTAGCCTCTAAAATAACTTATGTAATGACTTCTTCTGAAAAGATGATGGTAACTCGTGAACAATTATATGAGAAAAGATTGCAAAAAGCTAAAGGTCAGGATAGTGAAGGTATTGGTCTTATTCAGGATAGTGATAGTTGGGACGAGGACAGATAATGGAAGATTACCAGATATCATCTTTTAGCTCCGGGGAATTAACACCAAGAGCAAGTGGGAGAATGGATACACCAGCTTATTTGAGTGGAGCGAAAAGTATTCACAATGGTATAGTTCTTCCCCAAGGTGGAGTTACGCGAAGACCTGGTTCGGAAAAACTTGATCAGGTTTCCGGGAGACTGATTGATTTTGAGGGAAATGATGTAGTTGGGTATGTTCTTGCAATTACAACAACAGAAATTAATATTTACTTAGAAGGTATTTTATTTGACACAGTTGCTGTTACCTGGACACAGGCTCAAATAGATTTATTAGATTATGCGATATCAGGGAATATAATGTTCTTTACTGTTCAGGGGGCTAAAACAAAACTACTTACATATATAACTGGTATTTCATTTTCTATTGCTGATTATAATCCAACCTATGTTAATTGCGGAGATTATGATAATCAAGATCTTGCTGGTGCTGATCTGAATAATTGTGCAGGATCTGTTACATTTTACGAAGATCGTGCCGTTTTTGCAGGGTCTATAAATCATCCAACACATATATGGGGGACAGAAGTTGGTGCATATGATAGTTTTTTACAAACAGATCCATTAAATGATAATGATTCTTACGAATTTAAAATAGCAGATAGAATAAGTCCTAAAATAGAATGGATAGTTGGTGCCAGGGGTATTTTTTGTGGTACAAATAGAGGAGTTTATAGCATATCTGACAGCGTATCAATCTTGACTCCAACAAGATCTTCAATCCCGAGGAAAAATTCATCTTATCCTGTAGGAAATACAACAGGAATACAACTTGGTGGGGAATTATTCTATATACAAAAAGGTAAAAGAAAAGTAAGAATGGCTGGTTATGATAGAGATAAGGATATTTATCTTACTCCTGACATAACAAATCCAGCAGAACATATTACAAAAGGGTTAATTAAAGAAATAGCAGTTCAGACTCTTCCAGAAACTATTTTCTGGGCTGTTTTAGAAAATGGAGAGCTAATTACATTTTCATACAATATGGAAAATAAAGTAAATGCTTGGTCAAGACATACTACAAATGGACTTTATAAGTCTATATGTATCGTAAGAGAGGGAGAAACCGAAGTTGTTTATACTATAGTTGAACGAGACTCTATCGATTATTTAGAAAGATTCTATCCAATAGATTTTGATAATCTTGAATATAAATATGTTGATAGTTCGGTTGAAATAGAATTTGCACCAGCTGCAGATATCATATCGATTACTGATGGAGCTAATATAGTTGTAGAATCAACAACTCATGGATTGCTAACAGGTGATTTTCTAAAAATAATGGATACTGGAAACGAAGATTTTGATTATGGTATTTTTGGTGTTGAAAAACTTACTAATGATACATTCAATCTACTTGATGAAATCACAGGGCAGAAACCAGTTATTACTTCTTTCTCTGAGATTACAAAAGGGACAATCCAGAAAGCAGATAATGTTATTACAGGGTTAGACCATCTTGATGGTAAGGATGTATTCGTTATGAGTGGGCCAACACCTGTGGGTCCTGAAACGGTTGTTTCAAATGGAATAATAGTTGAAGGCAGGAAAACAGAATTCACAGTTGGATATAATTATTATTCAGACATAATCCCAATGAATCTTGCTCTTGGTAAAAATAAAAGGAAAAGGAATATCCATGTTACTGTTGAAGTTTTGGATTCCCTTGGGGGGAAAAGTGGAAAAGATGAAGACCATCTCAATCCTTTTGTATATGAAAAAACAATAACCATGGATAATCCTCAAGAATTGTTTTCCGGATCCATTAGAATGCCCCATTTAGGAGGGAGTGAGTTTGCCGGAGATATACTTATTAGGCAAGATATCCCCCTTCCCCTTACAGTTTTATCTCTGGCAGTTGAAGTGGAGGTATTTTAATGAATTTTTTATTAGCAGCTTCGTCTTTAACGTCAATAGTAGGTACATTTGCTGGAATGGGTGCTTCTTATGAAAGTGCTAAATTGCAACAATATAATAATGATGTTAATATATTGAATACCAAATTAGGATATACTCAAGCTAAAGAGCAATCTGAAGAAAATAGAGATGCAGCTTTAAGCAATGTAGCAACAATGGGTTTTTCAATGGAGCAATATAAAACCCAGCAAGAAAAATATAAAACAGATTTATTAAAACAGCAATCTTCACTATCCGGAACACAAAAAACTATTCAAGGAGCAACCGGGATTGGTGGTGCTGGAACAAGTAGAAAATTACACCAAGACCTTGTAAATAAAGTAAAAGAATATACTGATATAATTGATTCAAGATTAGTTGTAACCGGGACCTTTGATGAGAATGGTACAAGAATAGTTAAGTCTCAAATGGATCAAATGTTATTAGATCAGGATACGGCAAAAAAACAAGCAGCTGCATATGCTCAAGATGTAATTGATTATACCAATGCTCTTGAAGATTTGGATAATATTGATAAAGGCGAAGAAAGCGATAACATATTTTCTGATATAGGTGATGCAATGTATGATTCAATTACTACTGCAGGCGATGTAATACATGATGCAGCTACTGATATTGGTGATAAAATTTATCATCTTTTCACTTAAATGGAGTTATGAATGGTTTATAATTTAAATAACAGATTAGATGATAAAAGTTCTTTAAGGCCTCAGGAAATAGAGGTTCTAAAAGCGAGACAAAAACCTATTCAAATACGTGAGGCTATAAGGAAGCCAATGGACACAAGGCCTAACTCCCTTGCTCTATTTGCTACAATGTTAAACGGAGTTGCCAATATAGGTAGGACAGTTGCGGGGGTGATGCAGCAGAACAATGCTGCAATAGCTGGAAGAGAATATGATAAGTTTTCTACAAAATTTGATCAGGAAATCGCTTCATTACAGAATGAAGATCTTGCTTCTTTCCCAGAGAAATATGATGGAATACTTAATAGATACAGAGAAAATATTGATAATTTAGAAGTAAGTAAATCAGTTAAAAGACAGATAAAAGCCATGCTTCTTGATAATTCAGAAGACCGTGCTTATAGTTTATTTACTAATACAATAACAGCAAATAAAAATCAATTAATAGAAAGTCATAATATCAGAGTAACGAATGCTATAGAAAATAGAGATAGAACAAAAGTAAATAAAATAATTTACGATAATTCTGTTGGCCCTAACGCGATTTTTAATAAAGCTGGTGCAGCTTTACAAATAGCAAAAGCAAATAAGGCAATTGATTTAGGTATAGCTGAGGATCAACTATATAAAATGCCAATAGAAGAATCGATTGCAGCTCTTGATGACCCAGATTATAAATACAATGTAGTAAAACAGACACCAGTTTTAGATGAAGCAGGTAATCCTTTAATGGAGGGTGGTACTCAAGTTGGTGCTGAATCTGCTTATAGTATAAATGAACCAGGCATGAGTGAAGATAAAGGTAATAGTATTCCTGTAGAAACAGGGATAAATAGAATAATGGAAAATCAGACACCTGTGATGGAAGGTGGCCGGAGTATAGTCTTGAGCCAAAGAGATAGGACTGCTTTGAAGAAACAATTAATAGATGATGATTATCGAACAAGAACAGCAGAATCACAACAATATGGTGAAAATTTTGAGAAACTTATGGAATTTAGAGCAAATGGTGGAGATTTTGATACTTTTAAAACAGAAGTAAGAGATGGGAAATACCCAGGTATTACAGAAAATAATATGAGAGATACTTGGAACAAGTCTGGAGATATTTTTAATGGATACACAGAGGCAGAACAAAAAGCTGTTTTTGATGAATTTTATGATGTAGTTATTAAAGATTATGATGCTCAAAATAATGTTAAACATCCTGAAAAATTAAAAGAATTATTACAGAAATCAAAATTTTCTATGGGTAATGACAATTACCAGAAAGCAGCAAAACTTCTTAAACTTCCAATGCCAACTGGCAAAGTTATAGATCCAGCAAAAGAATATGCAATAGCAGTAGCAGATAGGTTAAAAGATGATTTAGCAATGGAAAAAATAACTGCTCCAGAAGCAAGAATATATGCTGCTAATGCAATTAAGGCAGGAGATATAGGTAATGAAGAATTTAAAAGTGTTATGGATTATGCGAAAGATTTTGAAAATTCAAATATAAAATCTTTAATTAAGTCTTTAGCCACTAGTGGAGAAATGAACAAATTTAAAGATAAAGATGGAAACATAGATATGGCTAAATATGGAATGGCAGTAACTGCGCTCCGAACAATGATAGAAGAAGGGGCTGGTGTTGACTCACCTTTGACTGTTCCACAAATGAATGATAGATATAATAATCTTATAGCA